GCGGTGGCGCCTGCTTCGGCGTCGAACGACGCGGGCAGCGTGACGCAGCAGGACATCTCGAAGCTGATCGAGCTCGACCGCTACGTCGCGTCGAAGGCGGCGACGAAGCGGCGCGACCGTGGGCTCCGCGTGCAGCGGATCATTCCGCCGGGGACCGTCTGATGGGGATTCTCTCGCGCATCTTCGGCGGCTCGAACGCAGGCGCATCGCCTCGGCGCGTGGTCGTGCGCGCGAAGTACGACGCGGCCGCGAAGACCCCGCAGAACGCGAAGCACTGGGCGGGCGCGGACGGCTACTCGCCCGCGGCGGCGCTTCCTGACGCCGTGCGGAAGACGCTGCGCGAGCGCTGCCGATACGAAGTCGCCAACAACTCGTACGCGAAGGGCATCGTCTCGACGCTCGCGAACGACCTCGTCGGCACGGGTGCGCGGCTCCAGCTCAAGATCGACGACCGCAACCTGGCCTCGCGCATCGAGTCCGCGTTCGACGCGTGGGCGACAGAGGTGCGCCTCGCGGACAAGCTGCGTCTCCTGCGCTCGGGCCGCTGCGAGAGCGGCGAGGTGTTCGCGATCCTCGCGACGAACGAGGCGCTGCGCGGGCCGATCAAGCTCGACATTCGCCTCGTCGAGAGCGAGCAGGTCTCGAAGATCGAGTACGACGAGTTCGGCAACCCGTCGCGGTACTGGCTGCTCGCGAGCCACCCGGGCGACGCGGGCGCGGCGACCGACGGCGACTGGGTCGACGCCTCGCGCGTGATCCACTACTACCGCGCGGAGCGCCCGGGCCAGCTGCGCGGCGTCCCCGACATCGTCCCCGCGCTTTACCTGTTCGGGCAGCTGCGGCGCTACACGCTCGCGGTGCTCGACTGCGCGGAGACGGCGGCGAACTACGCGGGCGTCCTGCACACGGACTCGCCTGCTGGCGGCGAGGCCGACGATGTTGACCCGATGGACACGATCGAGGTCGAGCGCAACTCGTTCCTCACGATGCCCGCAGGCTGGAAGCTGACGCAGCTCAAGGCGGAGCAGCCGACCACGACCTACGAGATGTTCAAGAACGAGATCCTCAACGAGGTCGCTCGGTGCCTGAACATGCCGTTCAATGTGGCTGCGGGCAACAGCTCGAAGTACAACTACGCGAGCGGCCGCCTCGACCATCAGGTCTACCACAAGAGCCTCCGCATCGAGCAGCAGGTCATGGCGGACACGGTCCTCGACCGGGTGTTCGCGGCGTGGATCGCGGAGGCGATCCTGATCTCGGGTCTGATCCCGCCCGCGCTTCGCGTTGCGGCGTGGCCCCATGAGTGGATGTGGGACGGCAACGAGCACGTGGACCCCGCGAAGGAGGCGAACGCGCAGTCGACGCGTCTCCTCAACGGCACCACGACGCTCGCCGCGGAGTACGCGCGGCAGGGCAAGGATTGGGAAAGCGAGTTGCGGCAGCGTGCGCGTGAGCACGCGCTGATGATCGAGCTCGGTCTCCCGATGCCAGGGCAGCAGGCGATGTCGCCCGATGGGCCCGACCCGAACGGAGGGGAGTGACATGAAGGACATGAGCGGAAAGCAGATCCAGTTCGCGGGCGGTCAGGTCGAGTTCACGGCTCCGACCGAGATCGACGCGGCGGCAGGCGACGAGTCGCCGAAGCTGAAGTCGTTCAAGATGTTGGCCTACACGGGCGGCGCGATGAACGTCGGGTGGGGCGTGCCCGTCGTGGTCGACCTCGCGGGCATGAAGACCACCGAGAAGGCGCGTCCGATCCTGCTCCAGCATGACCCGCTTCGGATCGTCGGCCACACGGACGCGGTCGAGGTGAAGAGCCTCTCGCGCGGCATGGAGCTGCGCGTGTCGGGCGTGATCTCGGGGGCGAGCGACGCGAGCGAGAGCGTGATGCGCTCGGCCGCGAACGGCTTCCCGTGGCAGGCGTCGATCGGCGCGTCTGCGAATCAGGTGGAGTTCGTGGACAAGGGGGAGAAGGCGGAGGCGAACGGCCGCGTCTTCAAGGGCCCCGTCTACATCGTGCGTTCCTCGGCGCTTTCCGAGGTGTCGTTCGTGGCGCTGGGCGCGGATGACAACACGAGTGCATCCGTTGCGGCGTGTGCCGCTGAGATCGCGGGCGATCCCGCAGAAGGAAACGAGGGAAACATCATGGCTGAAAAGAACGAAGTCACCGCCGCCAATGGCGCGGCGGACGTGGCCGCAACGGTGAGCGAGATCCGCGCCGCCGCTGCTGCCGAGGCAAACCGCATCGCGTCCGTCCGCAAGGCTGCGGGCGGGAACGCCGAGATCGAGGCGAAGGCGATCGCCGAGGGCTGGACCTCGGAGAAGACCGAGCTTGAGGCTCTCCGCGCATCGCGTCCCGTGATCGGCGCACCCGCCGCTCACATCAAGGGCGATGACGCTCCGAGCTCCGACGTGCTCGTCGCCGCGCTCTGCAAGGCCGGCGGCATGCGCTCGGTCGAGAAGAGCTTCGACGCGAAGACCCTCGAAGCAGCGGACAAGCGCTTCAAGCGCGGCATCGGCCTTCAGGAGCTCCTCCTCGAAGCCGCGTGGGCGAACGGCTACACGGGCCGCTCGTTCCGTGGTCACGAGCGCGAGGTGCTCCGCGCAGGCTTCAGCGGCCTGTCGCTCCCGGGCATTCTTTCGAACACCGCCAACAAGTTCGTTCTCGAAGGCTTCAACGCCGTCGAGAGTTCGTGGCGCTCGATCGCGTCGATCCGCGGCGTGAACGACTTCAAGTCGGTCACCTCGTACCGCCTCAACGGCGGCTTCGAGTACGACGAGGTCGCAGCGAACGGCGAGCTGAAGCACGGCGAGGTGAGCGAGACGGGCTACTCCAATCAGGCCAAGACCTACGGCAAGATGTTCGCCGTCACCCGTCAGGACATCATCAACGACGACCTCGGCGCGCTGACCTCGCTCCCGCAGCGGATCGGCCGCGGCGCGGCGCTCAAGATGAACAAGGTCTTCTGGGGCGCGTTCCTCGACAACGCCTCGTTCTTCACCGCCGGCAACGGCTCGCTGAAGACGGGCGCTGGCACCGCGCTCGGCGTCGACTCGCTCACGCAGGCGGAGCAGGCGTTCCTCGACCAGACCGATCCCGACGGCTCGCCGCTCGCGATCGCTCCGAGCATCCTGCTCGTGCCGACCGCGCTCAACGCGAAGGGCGCGCAGCTCATGTCGAGCCTCGAGCTCCGTCCGACCTCGTCCTCGAAGGATGTGGTCGGCAACCCGCACGCGGGCAAGTTCTCGGTGGTCTACTCGGCCTACCTGTCGAACGCGTCGCTCACGGGCAACAGCTCCACGGCGTGGTACCTGCTCGCCGACCCGAGCGTGCTCTCGACCATCGAGGTCGCGTTCCTCAACGGCGTGGAGGCTCCGACGGTGGAGACCGCGGACGCGGACTTCAACCTGCTCGGCATCCAGATGCGCGGCTTCCACGACTTCGGCGTGGCGAAGCAGGAGTACCGCGGCGGCGTGAAGATGGCCGGCGCCTGATGAGTGATCGAACGGCGGAGGGCGGGGCCGCACTTGTCGGCCCCGCCCCGAGCCTCAACCAAACGAACAAACGAAAGAGGGCAGAGAAATGGCAATCGCAGACAAGATTTCGGAAGGCAACTACATCGACCACACGCCGGGCGCGACTGTCGCGCAGGGCTCGGTCGTGGTTCAGGCTGACCTCGTGTGCGTCGCTGAGAACGCGATTCCCGCGAACACCCTGGGCGCGCTCTCGACGCGCGGCATCTACAACATCAACAAGCTCTCGACGGACGTGGTCGCGGCCGGCGCGATCCTCTACTGGGACGTGGCGAACAGCCGCGCGACGATCACCGCGTCGACGCACAAGCAGTTCGGCCGCGCGATCGCTGCCGCCGGCAACGGCACGACGAAGGTTCTCGCGATCCTGAATCCGTGAGGCTGAATCATGGGGAATCTGTTCGACAAGGGCAGCGCGCTCGTGGCATCGGCGATGCGCGCTGCCCTGTCGACGGACATCGTGTACATGCGCGGCTCGGACAGCGTCAGGATTCCCGCGACGGTGGGCCGCACGGTGTTCGAGGTGGAGGACTCTCACGGCGTGCTGCGCTGGGAGAGCCGGGATTTCTTGGTGAGCGCTTGCGACCTCGTTCTCGGTGCGCTGCCCGTGGTCCCTGCGAAGGGCGACCTGATCGAAGAGCGCTCGTGTGATGGGGCGGTTCGCACCTACGAGGTGACGGCGCCGGGTCGCGAGCAGGAATGGAAGTACGCGGACACGGCTCGGCTGATGATCCGCGTGCACACGAAGTTGAGGACGCAGACGGCATGACGGCTACGCCAGCACAGGTCGGTGATGCGGTGCTCGCTGCGGTGACGGGGCTCACGCTGTCGAGCGCGTACACGGCTGTCCGCTCGTTCTGGCCGGAGCGGAAGCCCGACGAGCTGCTGTCGCTGACGCTGACGGTGATGCCTCGCGCGATCGAGCGCCGCGCGGAGACTCGGGTCTCGGAGCGGATCGACTATTCGGTGGATGTGATGGTGCAGCGGAAGATCGACCAGACGGCGCGGAACGCGGAGATCGCGCTGCTGAGCGCGGACGTGGAGAAGGTGGCGGACGCGCTGTACGCGCTCCGCGCGGGAACGACGGGATTCGTGTGCGTGGGCGTGACCATCGACCCGATGGTTTCGCCCGTTCACATGCAGCAGCATGGCGTATTCACAGGGGTTGTCACCGCGCGGCTTCGCGCCGCCGGATGAACAGGAGGGATGAAAGATGCCTATTCGTGTTGGACTTGAAGGATCGCTGAGGCGAGGCACTGTTGGAACAGCGATTGCCACGCTGACCGCGGTCAACAACGTGAAGGACCTGACCCTCTCGATGGAGAAGGGCGAGGCCGACACCTCGACTCGCGCGGCCGGCGGCTGGCGCACCACGCTCGGCACGCTGAAGAGCGCGACGCTGGAGTTCAACATGAACTTCGACGTGACCGACGCGGACGTGGATGCGTTCCAAGTCGCATTCATGTCGAACACGA